TGGTTAGGTCTGGCGTAGATGGCTTACAGCAATACTTAAATCCTAGCTACGGTACTGAGTTTTCTATATTTAATCCTGATATTATTAAACAAGTACGTACAATGGATAAGTCAGAGTTTGCCAAAGGTGGTAAAGTTGAAGCCAATGACAGTAATGTTGACTACGACTCAATATATGAATTTAAAAACTACGGCAACCGTGAGACAGGTGAGGCCAAGGACACAGGTGCCTTGGGTGAGATCCGTATGCCTAATGGGCGTGATGTCATGACTGAGTACTCAATCAATGTTGACGGTCGTGAAATGCCAAGTATTATTGAGGGTATGCACCCAGCAGACATAAACTATATCCGTGAGACGGGCATTGTGCCTGAAGATACCTGGGCAACAGCCGTACATAGTGCTAACAAACGAGAAGCACAAGGGCTATCACCGTTTTGGAATAAGCAAGATGGCTATGCCAAAGGTGGTAAGGTCGGTCACCCAAATGAGTATGTAGAAAAAGCACAGCGCTGGGGCCGTAGTGGTCAGCATGCCGCTGCTAGTATGCTAGGTATTGGGGATGAAGTTGACTTTGCCTCAAAAATCCCAGAGTTCTACTATTCTAAAGAAGCGCAGCATAATGGTGAAGGCGACGCAATGCGTCATATTTTGCTTCAAGGGCAGTTACAACAAAAATATGGTGAACTACCGGCACAAGCGCTAGGTTGGCTGCATGAAAATGCTACTTTAGGACAAAGTGATGCAGAAAAAGCAATGGATACCTACAATGACGTGCTAGGCCGTAAGCTCGGGGCTACAGCAACAGACAATGCTGACTTAGCATGGAAAGCAATGCAAGCAATAAAAGCGGGTGATGCGCGTACAATACAAAAGCTTAAAGAGGGCTACGCCCATGGTGGTGAAGTAAACTATGACAAGCATTATGAATTTGTACAACATTCACCAATAAGTAGTACAATAGACTATGATGCAATGTACGAGTTTACATAACGGAGCAATGAATGGCTAAAGATATAATGGACGATGAAGAGCAATCTCAAGGCGAGATGGTTGAACTAGAGGAAGAAGACTCTGGTGTCCGTGATACTGAAGATGGCGGTGCCATGGTTACGCTTGATAACGAGCAAGACCATCAAAGCCAAACCGAGCATTTTGCTAATATTGTTGATGATATTAACCAAAAAGATTTACGCACCATTGTAGATGACTTAATTACTAAAATTGAGCGGGATAAAGACGCCCGTAAGAAGCGCGATGAGCAATATGAAGAAGGTATCCGTAGAACTGGCCTAGGTGATGATGCGCCAGGTGGGGCCCAATTTACAGGTGCAAACAAAGTAGTCCATCCATTGATGACAGAAGCCTGTGTAGACTTTTCAGCCCGTGCGATGAAAGAGCTGTTCCCGTCCAATGGTCCTGTGCGTAGTAAGATCATTGGCACGCAGGATAAAAGAAAATTAGAAAAAGCTGAGCGTAAAGCTAACTACATGAACTGGCAGCTAACAGAGCAAATGCCTGAGTTCCGGTCTGAGTTAGAGCAATTAACAACGCAACTGCCATTAGGCGGTGTGCAATACATGAAATTATTTTGGAATAAAGACATCAATCGCATTGAGTCTGTGTTCATTCCAGTAGACGATATATATCTCCCATTTGCAGCCTCTAACTTCCATACTGCTGAGCGTAAGACACATGTCCAGTATATTACTAAGTATGAATACGAAAAGCGCGTACGTGCAGGTATGTACCGCGAAGTTGATATTAGCATTACAGATGAGATTGACTATTCAAAAGCATCTAAAGCTAATGACAAGATTGAAGGCCGTGAGGATAATTCATATAATGAAGACGGTTTACGTACTGTGTTTGAGATTTACACAGCTGCTGACCTTGAAGGTGATGAGTTCCTACCTTATGTTATCTCAGTGGACAAGTCTACAGGCAAAGCCTTAGCAGTCTACCGTAACTGGGATCCTCGTGATGAAAAATTCCAAGAGGCGCTAATATCAATTGTTGAGTTCCCGTTTGTCCCATGGCGTGGTGCTTACCCTATCGGCTTAACACATATGATTGGTGGGCTATCTGGTGCTGCTACTGGTGCCTTACGTGCACTATTAGACTCAGCCCATATCTCTAACATTCCAACATTACTTAAGTTAAAAGGTGGCCCAAGCGGTCAAAACCTTAATCCACAACCAACAGAAGTCATTGAAATGGAAGGTGGCATTAACGTTGATGATGTGCGTAAAATTGCAATGCCCATGCCATTCAATCCGCCTAGTCCAGTATTAATGCAGTTGCTAGGTTTCCTTGTTGAGTCAGGCAAGGGCGTAGTACAAACTACCTTTGAAAAACTAACAGATCAAAACCCTAACCAACCAGTAGGTACAACCTTAGCGCTAATTGAGCAAGGTATGGTTGTGTTCTCATCTATCCATTCACGTCTACATAATTCAATGGGCCAAGTGCTAAAAGTAATGCATCGCCTAAATGGTGCTTACTTAACTGAAGAAATGGTAATGGACGAGTTTGGGGAGAAGATGGTAGATCCATCAGACTTCGATGGTCCCTTAGATGTTATTCCAGTATCTGACCCTAATATTTTTAGTGAAACACAACGCTTTGCGCAAATTCAAGCAGTACAAATGCGGGCTACGCAAGTGCCACAATTGTATGATATTCGCAAAGTTGAGGAGATGTTCCTCAAACAAATGAAAATTCCAGGTGGTAATGAGTTACTTATACCAAAACCTGAGCCTAAAGATATTGATCCAATACAAGAAAACTTTGCCGCATCCGTAGGTAAGCCTATTGGTGCTATGCCCGATCAAGAGCATATTGCGCATATGCGTGTGCATTTAGCCTTTTTACAATCGCCAATGTTTGGGCAAAATCCTGTTATTGCGCCTATGTTTGTACCTGCTATTGTTTCGCACATAAAAGACCATTTATTAATGCATTATATGAAAATTACTAACCAAGCCCTAAGAGCAGCTAGTGAAAGTGGTCAGTTAAGTGATGATCCAATGCAAGAAGCAGAAGCAGCAGTTAATATTCAAAATGCAATTGAGCAGGCATTGCCACCAGAATTCTTGCAAATATTAACTGACGCCTTTAAACAAGCGCAAGAGTTACAACCACCTATGCCGCAAGATCCAACAATGGCCGCGGTAGAAGTACAAAAACAAATGATCCAACAACGTGCACAATCTGAGCAAATGAAGTTACAAGCTGGCCAACAGCATGACCAACTACAAATGCAACAAGATCAGCAAAAACTACAAGTGGCTTCACAAGAGCAACAACAGAAAGATATGGTGGATGCAAGAGCACAACAGCAAGCTGACCAAGTTGCTATATTGCTTGAAACATTACGCCAAGACCGTGAGGACCAGCGTAAACGTGAAGAGTTAACTACACGCTTACAAATAAATGAGCAAGATAATACAACTGCAAAAGAGTTGGCCGCCGCTGAAATAACAAGTGGTAATGATCTTGCTTTATCAACCGGCACTGGTATTAACCCTAATCCTTAAGGAGAAACAAAATGGCAACACCTAACCAAAAAGACTCACAAGCGGTATCACAGCACCAACGCATTGCGATGGGCGCAAAATTAGACGGCAAAACATTACCTGGATCTTTACCTAAGACGCCACAAATACCTAAATGAACATTGATAGAGTATTAAATCTATTAAAGGACGCGCAACAGGAATTGGCAACAGTTGCGCTCCGCAACCCAAATTCTCGAGATCTGTTTGAATACGGACGGATGGTCGGAATGTACGCTGGACTTGAGCGTGCTGTAGAAGTACTTTTGTCAACAATTATAGAGGACGATAATGTCTGAACAAACGCTGAATGATGCGTTCCCAAACGCAGACCCAGGAGTTACGCCTTTCGGTAGCTACATATTGGTTCAAATTAGAGCACCAAAACTAAAAACGGCTAGCGGCATACAGCTAGTAGCCAACACTACAGAAACAGAAAAATGGAACACCCAAATTGGTAAAGTAATTAGTGTGGGACCACTATCTTTTAAAAATCGCAATACTATGGAGTTATGGCCAGAAGGTGCGTGGTGCCAAGTAGGCGATTATGTACGTGTAGCTAAGTATGGTGGCGATAGATGGGAAGTCGAGATCGACAAACAAACTGGGGAAGCAGCCCTATTTGTAATTTTTAAAGATACGGATCTAGTGGGTAAAGTAACAGGTGACCCATTAACTATTCGTGCTTTCTTATAGCTGATAAAAGGAGCTAGACATGGCACAAGAAAATGCACTAATTGAAGATGATGAAGATGAATTAAAGGATGCGGAGTACATAGCCGTTGAAAAGCCTATTGAAGA